ACTCAACACAAAGAACAAACTTAATATTAGATTTATTTTTAGGCTCAGGTTCAACACTTATAGCAGCAGAAAAGACAGGCAGAAAGTGTTATGGAATGGAGTTAGATCCCAAATATGCAGATGTTATTGTGGAGAGGTGGCAAAACTACACTGGCAAAAACGCTGTGCTGGAATCTACTGACGAAATATATAACAGCTTAAGTGCAAAATAATTCAATTTGTAATATTCTTGGCAAATATGTATTATTTACAAAACAATACAAAACATGGCTAACAAAAAAACAAAATATAAAAAAATAACACCTCAAATAAAAGAAAAATTAAGAGTTTCTTATGTGCAGGGAGATATTGACCCACAAGGGTTTAGAAGATTAGCTACCATTGAAGATTTAGCAGATTTACATCAGCTATCAAAAAACACGCTGTATAAATTGGCTCAAAGAGAGAATTGGAAATATGAGCAAGAAAAATTCCAAAGAGAGTACGATGAAAAATTAGATAATCAAAGAATGAAAGAATTTCTTATGGAATCTAAGAAGTTTGATTCAGCTTGTATAAATATTGCTAAGGCATTATTAGCGAGAGTAGGAAATGTTATCAGAAACAGTCAAAACGCTAGTATAAAAGATTTTACACCTCAACAATTAGACTCATTAGCAGGTGCAGCTATGAAAACACAAAAATTTGCAAAACTAGCACTAGGAGAATCAACAGATAATATAAATGTTAATGGAAACTTACAAGAAAATGACTCCTTCAGAAGAGCTATGGAGCTGCTTGACTCAGTTGAAGAAAGCAGAAGCAAAGGCAATAGCACTACGCACTGAATGGTTAGACACAGCTAGAGACAAACAATTACAACCTAAAGATGTTGAGCATTATATTTGGTTGATATTAGCAGGACGTGGTTGGGGTAAAACTCGCACAGGTGCGCAGGACATTGCTCTGTATGCATTAAGAAATCCAAACTCTAGTTGTGCAGTGGTTGCACCAACACATGGCGATCTAAGGCGTGTGTGCTTTGGTGGTCCTTCAGGTTTAATATCAATAATACCCAAAGAATGTTTTATACAGTCTACTGATCAAAAAGGTTACTCATCTAGTGTTGCTGAAATAAGATTATTTAATGGCTCAAAAATCACAGGCTATGCTGCTCAAGAACCTGAAAGATTAAGAGGACCACAGTTCCATAGAGCATGGTGTGATGAGGTTGCTGCTTGGCGTTATCCTGAAGCCTTTGATCAGTTAATGTTTGGTTTAAGACTTGGTGACAATCCACAATGTGTAATAACCACAACACCAAAACCAACAAAGTTAATAAAAGATTTAGTTGAAAGAGATGATGTTCATGTGACATCAGGTAACACTTTTGAAAATGAAGCTAATCTAGCTGAAAGTGCTTTAGCAATGTTAAAAGACAAATATGAAGGCACTAATTTAGGTAGGCAGGAATTATATGCAGAGATTGTTGATAATCTTGAGGGTGCATTATGGACAAATGAATTAATAGACGAATCAAGAATTAACGAAAATAAAGACTTACAGCAAATTATTGTAGCAATTGACCCAGCTGTCACAGCTAATGCAAATTCTGATGAAACAGGTATAGTAGTAGTAGGAAAAGACTTTAATAATCATTATTATGTCTTAGAAGACTTATCAGGAAGACATCCGCCTGATAAATGGGGTAGAATAGCTATTAATGCTTTCTATGAATGGGAAGCTGATAGAATAGTAGCTGAAGTGAACAATGGTGGCGATTTGGTTGAAAGGCTTATTAGAAACATAGATAACAATGTTTCTTATAGAAGTGTAAGAGCAACAAGAGGTAAAATTCTAAGAGCAGAACCAATAGCAGCTTTGTATGAACAAAGAAGAGTGCATCATATGGATGTCTTTTCAGAGTTAGAACAGCAAATGTGCAGTTATACTGGCGAAACAAATAGTTCACCTGATAGACTAGATGCTTTAGTATGGGGATTAACTGAACTAAGCAAGTCTAAAGGACAAGTAAACTGGAGAATAAGCTGATGGCAGAACAAACATTTTTTCAAAGAGTTTTAAACATAAAACCTAACGCACAAAAAAATTCCAATATGATGGGTTACTTTGGTGTCGGTACACAAGATGCTAAAACTTATAAGTATCAAGATTTAGCAAAAGAAGGTTATTTAAAAAATGCTATTGTATATAGATGTGTTAATGAAATCAGCAAAGGTGCAAGTGCTGTTCCTTTTGTTATTAAAGCAGGAGAGCAAATTGTTGAACAACACCCCTTAATTGATTTACTTAATAGACCAAACCCACTTCAATCATACAGTGAATTTTTTAACAGTCTTTTTGGTTATGTGTTACTAAGTGGTAATGCTTACATACTTAAAGTAGGCGGTATAACTGGAACTCCTAAAGAACTGCATCAATTAAGACCTGATCGTATAAATATTAAAGGTAATGGTAATGCCATTCCTGATAAGTATGAATATATAATTAATGGCACAATACAACAAACTTATGAAGTAGATCAAGAAAATGGTTTTAGCGAAGTTAAACATGTAAAGCTTTGGAATCCTTTGGATGATTATTATGGTTTATCACCAATGAGTGCCGCTGCTGTTGAAGTAGACCAATTTAATATGTCTAGTAAACATAATATTAATCTATTACAAAATGGTGCAAGACCTAGTGGTGCTGTTATATTTAAACCACAGGATGATGCTGGGTTTGCAGTAAATCTTACTGAATCACAAAGACAACAATTATTAACAGACTTAAATAATAGATTTAGTGGTTCTGGTAATGCAGGAAGACCTATGCTACTTGAAGGAGATTTTGACTGGAAAGAAATGGGTCTTAGTCCTAAAGATATGGATTTCCATAGATTAAAAAACATGGCAACTACAGATATTGCTTTATGTTTCGGTGTACCTAGTCAATTAGTAGGAGTACCTGATGCACAAACTTACGCTAATGTAGCAGAAGCAAGACTTGCTTTATATGAAGAAACTATTATTCCACATTTAAGAAAAATATCTTCTGATCTTAATGAGTGGTTAGTTCCTATGTTTGACGATAGGCTCAGACTTGAATTTGATATAGATTCTATACCTGCACTTGCAGAGAGAAAAAAGAAGACTTATGAGAATGTCACATCAGCAGTTCGTGAAGGCATTATGACAAGAAACGAAGCTAGAGAGATTATAGGATTACAACCTGTAGATGGTGCAGATGATCTTTATATATCAGCAACACTATTCCCTTTAACAGATGAAGGTGTAGATAAACCTGATGATCCAATTAATGAAGAAGATTTAAAAGAGTATGATGATGACTTTGATGATGACTTTATGATGGAAGAAGAAAAGAATGATTTAACTAATTTCCCAAAAAAAGGTGATAACAAAAAGATTTCTTTAAGAAATAGTGCATACCCACAATTTAGTTATACTTTTGCTACTAATTTAAAAAACGAAGGTGTGGGTAAACAAATATGGAAAGCAGGTGGCAATATTAGAGGTAATGAAGCTTATATGTTATGGGGTAGAGCAAGAGATGGTTCTGAATCACCTGCTGTACTAAAGTGGATAAAAGAAAGAGAAGCATGGGCAGCTAGACATTTTAGAGATGGACAAGCATTTAGAAGTGGTAGTAAAGAACCAAATCTATCTAATGTTGCAGGTGTAGTAGCACAAATTAAGTGGGGTGTTATTGGCAACTTAGGTGAACAGGGTATGAAAGATGTCATACTTGAACTCACAAAAAAGCTTGAAGGCAGAAAAGAGTTAGAAGATTTTGAACCAAAAGATGATGATAAACATATATCTGTAGTTGAAGATCAAAAACAAGTTTCTGCCAAAGTAAAAGAAGCCTTGAAGAAAAAAGTTGATAAGCATAATGAAAAGTATGGCGATAATCCAAAGAAAAGAGCAACTTTGCGAATGTTAGAAGCAGTCTTTCGTAGAGGTGTTGGAGCATACAGAAATAACCCTGCAAGTGTCAGACCGAATGTTAGTGGTCCTGACCAGTGGGCATATGCACGTGTTAATAGCTATATATTTGCTTTAAGAACAGGTAGATTTCAAGGTGGCAAACATGACCAAGATTTATTTCCAAAAGGACACCCACTTACCTCTAAGACCTGACTTGTAAGTTTTGTAAAATTTTTCTTGTGAGTCAGGCAATCCAACATAAACGCATAAGAAGTCTTAGACAGAGAAGAATATCTGAACGCAATGAGATAAGACAACAACTGATACTTCGTAACAACTTAGAGAAAAGATTTTTTAGAAGACTAAATTCTTTATTTAGAAAGTTTGTAAGAGTGCAAATGCATCTATTCAAAGAGTTTGGTATTTATCAGGAAGCAACAGCAGTACAAACACTTAATGAAGATTTTATACCATTAATTCAATCGCACTATCGTAGAGTGTTTAAAGCTATTTATGATTTTAATGAAAATAAATATGAAGATAATTTTAAACAAGAAGCAATAGTGTTTGGTCGTAGTGTTGATTTTGAAAATGTAGTGAATGAATATTTTACATCAAGACAATTAATATTAACTGGTATTAGTGTTCGTATGGCTAATAGAATATCAAAGATCATAGAACAAGGCAGAGCAGATAATCTTACACTTCCACAAATAGCAAAACTTGTATCAGATAAGTTTTTACCAATAAGCAGAGCAAGAGCAGCACTTATTGCAAGAACAGAAACCCACAGTGCAGCTTCTTTTGCAAATCATTCGTACCATAAGACAGTACAAGAAGATTTAGGTATGAAGATGTTAAAGAAATGGGTTGCAACCAATGATGGTAGAACAAGATCAACTCACGCTGCAGCTAGTGGTCAAATAGTAGATATGGACGAAGACTTTACAGTTGGCGGTGTGCCAATGGGATTTGCAGGTGATTCAAGAGGTGGTGCAGCTAATGTTATAAACTGTAGATGTGTAATTGTTTATGCAGATGAAAGAGATATGGAATAAAAAAAAGGCTCAACAAAGAGCCTTTAAATATAATCAAAAATATTAATTATCTACATCAATTTTAGATTAGAAAGAGTCAAAATCTGTTTTTGTTTTAACTAATTTTGATGTTGCTGAAATAAAACTCTCTCTATCAAATTTTACCTCATTTTGATAATTAGGCAGTGACTCTAAAAAATCAGCTAACTCAACAACAAAACATGATGTTCTCATGATTGTTGATGT